TAATTCCACCCAAATTTCCACTAGAATCAATAAATACGTTTCTTGGCGTAGTGACTGTTCTTCCATAAACTGCTGGAATAGTTAAATACCCACTCGCATCCAGCGTCATCGCCTGTGTGAATGTGATTGCATTACCTGCTGTGCCGGAGGGGGCGTTGTACCATTTATGTTCCCCACGATACTGAGAGTATTGTGTTGCTGCAAAAGAGTTTATGTAGGTAAATGCCGACGATACTGCTCGGTATGCGTTGTTGGTAATTTCCAATGCGCCATTTGAAACGGTATCGGATGAAATTCCACCTTGAGAAGCAATCCAAAAAAACTTATATCCAGAATACGTACTAGCAATCGGCGTAACCCCCAGACCAAGATTTGTTCCATCAAACGTCAGCGCACTACCAGTACTAAGCGCACTACCGCTGCTGGCATAGACAACACCACCAGATGTAAACGACGTTAGTCCAGTACCGCCGTTAGTAGTTGGCAAAGTGCCAGTAACGCCGGTAGACAACGGTAATGACGTACAACTGGTCAAATTACCAGACGTAGGTGTACCAAGAGCAGGAGTAACTAGCGTTGGGCTGTTAGACAAAACAACAGACCCGGTGCCTGTAGAACTGGTCACGCCCGTCCCGCCAGAAGTAACCGCAAGAGCATTCCCAAGAGTTAACGTACTAACATTGCCGGTAGTAATGTTTGCGGTAGCTATTACGCCAGACGTAATGTTGGCTGTCGTAATGTTTGCCGTACCGATAACCGCATTTGTGATATTTGCGGTAGTAACGTTTGCCGTAGTAACAGACACGTTTGTCAGCGTGACATTGCCGCTGCTGATAGTCGTGTTTGCCAGGGTAATGTTGTTGAGTGTGGTGATCGTATTGCCTAACTGGACAGACGTATTGCCAATCGTGATTGGCGTAGCAAAATTGGCATCTAGTTGTGCCAGTGGTATAGACCCACTCTGCGTAGAAAAGGTATACGTTACAGCCATTTTAGAATCTCACTCTCAATTCATGTTCAAATTCAAACGTGCTGACAATAAACGCTGCGTTAGAACTGCTTATTGTCAACCCCAAATATTTACCGTACTGCTGCGCGTCTGACTTGTACAAAGCATAACTATTAGAAGGCGTCCAGTTAACAACATTATTGCTGTTGTTAGTCCAAGTCACCGCAGATAAGAAATTATTAAGCCAGGTTATGAACGTAGTCAGCGTATATGACTGCGCCGTACCCGTAGAAGTCTCATTATCTACGCTAACCGTAAGCGTAGTATAGTCCGACAAGGTGGCTTCTATGCCAAACTTCAATGCTTGCTTTGTCCGTATGGCATCTCCCATAGGCATCAAAGCAGTCTTGATTTTACTCGCTACCTGCGCCGTGCTGTTGGCATACAGACGGTATAGATTCTTTCCGTCTACGCCGTACAGTCGGATTAAACCGGCTGAAGGGACGGAAGTGATGTAATCTAACTCCCCTTGGGAGGTCATGAACCATTTCTTCTCGAAGAAGACGGCCTGGACCTGCCTCGGACCAACTTCCGGGTCGTTGTAAGTGAAGTTGAATGCCGCGCATAGGATGTTATTTAGTAGAACCTGACCACCAGAAACCGGCAAAGAGAAATCTATGTTAGGGAAAACCCCGTCTAAATCGTCTGACAACTTGCTGGTAGTAGATCCAACAAGAGAATAGATTCCGTAGTCGTTCATAAACAGAACAGACCGGAAGAACGGGAAAATAGCGTAGATCCGCTTTGTTCCTACACTTGCAGAAACGTTAGTATTGGTAAATAACGTCTGCCCATTAGTGTCAACCCTAACATCAGAGAAGACATTGATGCTGTCATCTCCAAAAATGTACAGGAAGTTGTTGGCAGACAGTAATGCACGGATATTGCCATGTAGCGTTGAGTCTGTAATAACAAAAGCACCGGCAGACGCCCCGGTGAAGTCACTATAAGAGTCTGCTGCCGAGTAATAAACGGTTCTACCGGCTGCAACCCAGGTTCTACCCGAAAAAGTCGCTACAGAAACAATCTCATCTGTGTTGACAACCGCTGTAGCAGTAGCCGTGGTGTTGCCAGACGGAACAGACGGTGCAGAAATGGTTACCGTAGTATTGGCTAGATAGTTAATCCCTGGGTTGTCCATCACAATAGATGAGACAGAGTTGCCCAAGACCACTGCAACGGCATTAGCGGACGTTCCAGCCCCTGCAATCGTCACGGTAGGGGTAGACGTATACCCAGAACCACCGTTGGTCACCAGAACGCTTACAGTGCCTTTCTTGAACGTCAGAATCTGGGCTATAGCTGCTGCATTTGTGCCGCCACCGCCCGTGAATGTCACGGTAGGAGGGCTGGTATAACCTGTTCCTGCGTTAGTAAGCGTTACAGAGTTAACTCCACCCGTAGATGGTATGGCTGTAGCGGCTGCACTAGAGCCTCCACCGCCAGAAAAACTCACAGATGGAGCTGACGTATACCCAGATCCAGCCTCAACCACAGAAACAGCTACAACAGCACCACCTTGGATGGCTGCAATAGCCGTTGCCTGTACGCCTCCAGACAGGTTAGGAGCGCCCATAGTCACCGTTGGGACTGATGTGTACCCAATACCACCGGCTGTAACCTGCACGGCTCTGACGCCGCCAGAACCAGAAACGATGGTGCAAACGGCAGTAGCCTGTACCCCGTTAGAATCGTTAGGTGTTCCAATAGTAACGGTAGGCGCAGTCAAATACCCACTGCCTGGGTTTGTGATTGCTATTAAACCTACGGAACCTATAGATACAACGTTGTTAGAGTTCCAGCTAAATAGACCTTTTGATGGGTCACCAATGATCAACCGTTCGTTTTTCCACTGAGTAGCAGACACGTTGGCTCCGCTGAACGTGCCAGACACGGCTACGTTAGACAGAACGTTTGAAGATAAATTAAACGCTTCTGATCGACCGCTATCTTCAAAACCTACAACGTAATCGGTTTGGTCAATATTGGTAGACGTTAGGTAAGTAACTACGTTGCCAAAGACAACGGCACTATTGGTGCTGTTAGATACCGCAGACTGCGCCGGAACGATCTTGATGTTGGAGTCGCCAACAGGCATGGCATTCTCTAGCCACGCAAATTCGTCCTCGTTGATCGCCGTCCGCTGGGCTTTAGTATTTATCCCACGGAATCTCTTGAGAACAGCATAGTTTTTTTTCTGTTCTTGAGATGCCATTTAGTAAGAACTGCTGTAGGGGTCTGGGATGCGGCGTGTAGATACCGTTGTCAGGACAGATTGAACCTGGCGAATATAATCTTGCCGGAAAATCTCCGCTTCACCATAACTCTGTTCCTTGTACTTGGCTTTGTAGCAAGCGTAGTACGCCACAGGAACAGTATACGGATCAAGAATAGAGTCTGCAACAGTTGGATTAGACAGAACCAGTTCGGTAGGCAGAACAACCGTGTCTAGTTCCATGCTGTAAGACTGGTCTGGAATCGGAGAGATATAAAGTTGGTTTTGACCGTAAGTTGAAAAGCACACAGGCCGTCCAACGTAGTTTTGCCAGTACCGCAACTGGGCGTTGAAATTTGTCCAGGGTAAGTAGCGCAGCGGAATACGGGAATTACCCCAGTAGATATTGATATTGAGAACGTCTAGCGTAGATGCGCCGTTAGGAAGGGCAGAAAACGGAATAATCTCTGCGTTTTGGACGTAGAGCAGGGTTGCTGTTCCGTTTGTGAACGCAGTTGACGGCGGGAAATTGCTACCAGAAGCCGGGTATGGTGGAGCTGAAGTAGCCAGTGTTCCACCAACCGTAACCTGATAGATAAAGATATTAGAGAAAACGTACTGACCAGCGGTAACTGCTAGGCCAGAAGACCATGCAATGGCGGCAGTGCCGTTAGGCGCAAGTGGTGTAGCGGATATTTGAAGGGTGCGGAGGCAACCAGTGTCTCTAACCACTCTCTCACGGGCAGAATTAATGTAGCTCGTGAGTTCATCATTGGTCCAGAAGTTCCCGTTAGCATCGTGGAGAAGTCTTCTGCAATCTGTGATGTATGAGTTGAGGGTTGCCATAATCCAGCCATTCTAAACCCTCAGGAGACTTTTCCCCCCGCCGTTTTACGGACGGGCAGGGGTACTACGCCTACCGCCGAGGGAATGCGGTCCTGCGCGGCTGTCGGGCTAATCTTAAACATAGCCAAACGATCCAGTCCAATCTCAACTTCCGACGAATGCCGGACAAACCCCAGCCTTACGGCATAAGGCAATTTATCTGTGTCACGATACCCAAAAATATGCGTTGCTGCATCAACAGGAATTGATACCTCAACGCCTTTTTTGAAACTGTAGTCAACACCGGAATAGCGGTCTGCTAAATCGGTGTCGCTACAGTTAGTAACAAAAACTTCACTCACAGAACAAGAACGTCGCCAAGAACAGTAACGCTGACCGTAGCATTTGCAATCGTAGTGACAGCAACCCACAGAGCATTTGCCGTAACCAGAGTCGTGTTAACACTGGTATTAGCGGTAAGAAACTGGTACTTGGTGTTGCCAGTCACGTTACCAATGGCAGTGGTGGTGAAAATGGCATTTGCCAGGTTTCCATCACCGCTCGTTAGGATTGCTACGTTTGCAGTAGCAGCGGAAGAGTTAGCGTTGTAAACGATGGCTTGACGCGCCAGGAATGACGTACCCGTCACTCCCATCACGACAGCAACGTTACTAACGGCGTTAACTGGAACAGCGTCAGCAGCAGCAACAGAGAAGTACCCAAACGAATTAGGGTACTCAGCACCTACATGATTAGAGTTCATTACTCACCTCACGAATTAAAACTGCCAGTCGCCGCAAGCCCACCGTTAACCGTCAACAAGGTCAGGGTCTGCGTGCCACCCAAAGAGTTGGCATACACGTTCTGACCGTCGCTAATTACGAAACCACCAGTGTTGTTACCAATAACGGTGCTGTATCCAGTTCCGTTGTTAGCAATAACGGTGACGTTCCCGGTTGGGAACATGAGGTAAGTACCAGCAGGAATAACGTTACCAGCACCAGTTGCAACGCTCAGAGTTGTGGTCTGAAAGTAAGCACCAGTGGTGTTGGAATTCGCGCCAGCTACAAGGATTTTGTTAAAGGCTAATGCCATGACTTTCTCCTTACAGGCTCAGAGAGTTGTAAGACCCAACCCGTGTCATAGACTTGGGTTTGGTACTGACCATCTCTGCAATCATCAAGACTGCTCCGACGTAACCGATCTGCCAGTTAGGCAGGGTCGATTCAAAGCCGGTAAACACAAACGAACCTTGTTCATGGATGTACAGGTTCAGGTAGTTTGTGTTAACAAAGTAGACGGTTCCTTCTGGGCAGTATGGATCTGGGTAGATCGGCACACCGGCAACCATCAGGGCGCGGAACGCAGCCTGTGGGCCATTGCTGTCTGCATCAAACCCAGATCCTGGGGTGATGACATACTGCTCTTGACCAACGAAGTCTTGCGCCAGAAGCGTCCAGGTTCCGAATCCGCAAACACCAAACGAAGGCACTTCAGCACCGTTCTTCACGGTTCCCGAAATGTATTGCAGGACGTTTTGACGGGTGGGGTTGACGTTACCGGCGTTGTAAACCTTCGACTTCCACCAAGTGTAAGTGTTACGGTTAATGTTACCGTAGGTGGTCAAGTTCGTGCCATCGTCAATCGCGCCAGGAAGCCCGATAAACTGCTGCGTGTTGGTGTAGTTGTTGTACAGCGCGGTCGCCATAGCATCCATCATGACGTTGGTCGCATCGTTCATGCGAGCCTCGACCAGAGGAATGATTGCAGCGTCTTGCTGTGCCACACCTTCCATTCCCAAGAATGGGACTGGGGTGATCATCAACTTGAGGTTGTATTCAGCGTTGAACGCACCTTGCTGGACAGACGGCTGAGCGAAAGATCCGCTGTAGTCTGACCACTGTGCGTTAACAAACTGTGCCCCTTGGACGGGGACGGTGACTGAAGAAACACCACCGCTGGCTTGCTGACTGTTAGCAATCAGAGCTGCAAGTAGGGGCGTCGAATTGTAAAGTTGTACAACCAGCTTGGGGATAAACGCCCTCCGAGTTACATAAGTAAGCTCGGTGTATTGGGTAGATCCCGTAGCCGGAAGAATTCCACCACCAATAGGCATGTTTATCTCCGGTAAAAATTACAAACCAATAGGACGATTCGGACGGCGCAGTTCTTGTAATGCGCTGACCGCTTCGTTTCTTGCTGCGGTTACAGGGTTTTTCCAGTATTTATTCAGATCCATTTTCTGAATAATTTGTGGGTTATACCCTGATGGAGTGGGCGTAGCAGACTGCTTCATCCACTGGTGATACTCAGCGGCGGTTTCGTGATTAGTGATACCCCGGTCAAGCATAATTTTCTCGACTTCCTTAATATCATCTTCCGTGCTCACCAGACCCTTTGCTTTGATGGCATTGCGCCGCCGCTGCAAATCATCTAGTGCATCCTTCTCACGCAGCTTGTTTTCCAACGATTGAACTCGTTGTTCTGCCAGTGACAAGGCTTTGTTGGTGCTCTCTTCAATTTCCAGTTCTGGAATTGGAAGATCAGGCTTGACTTTCTTCGTCATCCGCAAAAATTCTTTACGGGTTGACGGATTTTCAGCCAACTGTTGAGCGAGCGCCGCGAGTTCATCACGGGCGTCAATACTAAGGTTTTCAAGAGACATTGTTACCCTCGTTACAATGTGGTGTTAGATGACTTTCTTGCCGTCTGCTGGCTTTTGAACAATCATGCGGTTCTTAGAAAGATCGCTAGGCTTGTCAAGGCCACCAAAACGTGAAAAACGGGGAGTGTTAACAATCTGACCGTTTTCCTGCTTATCGTCCGTAGGACGGCGTGGGGCCGATGCGCCCCGAGGTTTAAAAAGATCCATTTTTATCCCATCTTAGGAGGTTGCGGCGCACCTGCGCCTGGGGGCGTCATACCGGGGGGCGGTGCTGACTGGAGAGACTTGGCCTCGGGAGTCATGCCGCCAGCTTTAGGCAGAGTCTGCAACATCTGCAAAATCTCTGACTGCTGAAGTTCAGCCGTCTGGTTGCGTTTCCCGCCTAGCAAACCACCTAGCTTGCTAGTTGCATCAATAATTGCTTTGCCTTCTTCCGAATCAGAACCAATTGCTGGCAATGATTGCTCCAGAAGATCAAGAGCAATTGAGACATTAATCATTGCAGCTTCGCGTGTACCCATTTGTTTCTCAGGGGTAGACATTGGCGAAGCCATAGGAGGAGATTCATCCGCACTTGGCGGCTTGGGTTGATCACCAGGCATCGACGCATTTGCGCTGCGACTGCCTTTCATCAACTCCATCAATTTATCACTAGGTACGCTCATTTGCGAACTTTTAAACTATTAATTTATAAAAGTCAAGTGGGAGGCTCATCGCCCACCTCCCGCAGGCCGGTTTAAAAACCTGTTACGACGCAATTACTTGCGACCTTTACGACCACGGCGTGCCATGACAGTCTCCTAATTGGGGCCACTTAGAGGGGTAAGCAGCCATACCCATAACCACTATTGCGGATTTACCGACGGGTCTTACGACCCTTCATTTTGCGTCCGTACATTTCGTACCTCATTTGCGAGTGTAATCTCGGGTCATACGGGAATTATTTCCCGCAGATCCCATCCTATTTGACTGTGTTCTATACGTCAAGTTAGGAGATGCTTGTCTTTGATCCAGAGTTTTAGTGGTCACTCTGGGTTGATCACCATTTTTCTGGACTGCTTGACTAGGCATTCTTTTTCTCCGGTGGCTGCATAGCGGCTTGCTGGGCTTGCTTTGCTTCCATTTTCCTGAGTCTGTCTTTCAATTGCTGCTTCATTGGAGGTTCAACTAAGTCTAGCAAAGATTCTTTGTCAATCACACCGGCTTTGAACAAATTAAATGCCATCTGCCGTGAATCTTCCATGAAAATGGGAGAATTCGAGTGTGCATCAACTTTTACAGCGTAATTCTTGGGCAATTGTTCTGCAATGAACTTGTTGCCGTTGAGATCCGTGTAATGCGTGTTCCCATACGTCTGCATCATCTTCAGATACAGCGTTGCCATCTTTTCCAGCGAATCTTCAATCACCAGAGCACGTTTCTTAGCCCTGGAAGAGCCTAATCTGGCGAGTTGGCTGGCATGACCAGACGATCTGACCCCAGACTCCCCCCGTCCCTGCAAAACGGACACAATACCGGACGCTTCCTCAAACATAGAATCAATCTCGTTGATTTCCCTAAAAAGGTCTGGCGGCATCTGCGGAGATAACTTCTCAATCTTGGCGTTGGGCATGTCCGTAGACAGAAGACCGCCAGCACGGTTAAGTGCAAAGTTTTTCTCGTCAAGAATCCCTGTAAACCCTATGAGAGAGGTCGGAGGATTGACTTGTTTGGAGAGCAGGTCAAGAATTTCTGCCATCCGTTTATTCCGCATCTGTTGCAGGAATATCAGACGGGAAACCTCGGACTGTCCCCAGAAGTAGTCGTATAAAGGCAACGGACAGATTTGGACAAACGGCAATTCGCCTTTCAAAAAGACGGTTGATCCAGGTCTGTCGTAGATGATGATGTCTGGATCTGCCTTGGTGACTACCTGATAATCTTCAGTCTCGTCATTCCAAATCCACAGTTCCGTCATCTCGACGGTAGGCTCAGACACCTGAGCTTTGTACCGATTTTGTCCGGACAAATCGAGGTTGACGTTTCCGTACAGAGTCGGGTCCGTCTGGCTCATGATGATGCGCTGCAAGCCGTTAGGAACGTCTGTGCGCTGGTGTTCAGAGTAGGTGATACGCTGAACGATTTCCTCCCGTTTTGGGTGGGAGTAGAGCCGGTTATAGAGTTCTGACTTGGTGATGTAGTACGTCTGGATCAGGGCTTCTTGCCTGTCCATGTAGGAAGTGTCTTCCCTAAACACACCAATCGTAGCTGGTTCTACAAGGTACGGGTGGATACCGTTACGGTAGATTAGCTTGATAAACACTGAGTTGTAGCACAGCGCCCAAGATACGCCAGCAGAGAACACTTGGTCTGCATTGCTGTCTAGCCACTTGTCATTAAGAGCGCGGCCCAACACAGGAAGTTTAGCCTGTTCTGAGTCATCAACATTGGCGCCCAGATCAATAGAAAACTTGGTTGTCTCTGCCGAATAAAGGAAAGAAGACAGTTGATCTATGTGGGGATAGATCTTGTTGTACAGAGCCGGAGCCTCGTCCGGCCCATTCCCAAACAAATACCAAGAGCGCAACCCGCCATAGTCAGTGCGCCGGTCCTGCATAGAAACAGCGCACTTATATATCGTATCCAGATAGAAAAGTTCTCTTTCTAGCGGATTGCTTGGAATTCTCATGGTTTTACTGTTAGGTTCTCATGGTCTGCAATGTAACTCGCGGCCTTCGGACCCGTCAACTTACCAGTGTTGTGAGGGTTAACCCCTACTGATTCATCTCTAACTGGTTTGGCAACTTGTCCGGCAAGTGCTGATTGTAGATTAATGTTTTGGAAATTGCCTCCCCAAATAGCGGAATCGCCTGGACGGGGTTCCTTTTCGGCTGGCGGCAACTTGTGATGGTGCATTCCTGCTTGGGTTTCGCCTTCACGGGTGGACTTGATGTCTGTCATATCAAAGTCTTCAGCCAAACCTTTGAGGTGATGGTCAGCCTGTTTAGTCTTGTCTGACTTTAGGGAAACGGGTTTTAGGAAAACCATTTGGAGTTCTGCTTTACAGAACTTCATGGGGCATTTTGGTTCATAAGATTCAAACAGACCGTGGTCTGCACAAAGATAGTCGTGGAGTACGCTCATGATTTCTCGTCTAAAGTTGGATAAGAATAGTCGTGACGATTACGGGGTCCGATAGATAGTTTGAAGCCGTCTGGTGTTTTGATTACTCCCATGTGTGGAAAAATAGGTGGTTCTGGAACCTTGCGATAGTCTACATACTGAGTGGCATCCGGCCTTCTCATGATCTTGACTTCGCCATTCTTCCAGTGCTCGTAAGCGGAAGATACCCTGCGCTGATAAAACTCGGTCAGACGAACATCTTCGTAGAGAAAGAGGTCTAGCAATGTCCTCTTGTTAATCCCACAGAGTTCAGAAAACTTCTCTAGAGAGATCCCACGGTTCTTGTCTCTGATGAACCGGCGCATGATGACGCGCAGTTCATGCCTGGACAGGGGAGTATTCAATTTCGTACCCACGGTTTTGCAAAAAGACTAAGAACTCTATTTCACCGTAAATGTCTTTGGCCTGAGAAGGCAGATGCTTGATTCTAATCTTCTTGTGAGATACCAGCCGTCTGGTCGGACCATGATGACCAACCAGTTTTGCCAAGTCTAAATCATCGTGGACATCGGGAGCAAGATACTCCACCGCAAACTGCTTGGCAATGTTAAGCGGTGCAAAACGAACGCCAACCTTCTCCAACTCTTTCCGCAACAAGCCGGTGAGCTGTACATCTTCGTTAAAGAACGGAGCCTGGTTAACAGCCCTGTGGACAATCCCATACTTGGTACAGGCTTGCATCAACTTGCGGCTACGCAAAGAAAACCCGCCATTCAAGACGGGTAGAGCGTTCTTTGTTTTGCTCCAAGTAAAACCTGGATAAAAATGATTTTCATATAGCCCAAGGTGAGTAGGAGCACCTACATAGTCATACTCGTAGTACTTACCCGTAAAGTTGGTTCCGTCTATTACCCAGCCATCACTTTGGACCAGAAGACAATATTCAGTCTCCACAAAGGTCTGCAAAGCGTACATGCAGAAGATCGAATACTGGTAGTAGTCCAGCGGTGCCGTCTGCTTCCACATGATGTGG